TACCGCAGGTGCTGAAACGCTTGACACATTTAGCTTCAATGTTGAAGCGGCTAACTTTGTAAATACACCAGTAACCATTTCCTCTAATTGTATCAACCCACCTTGATTATCCAGCATAGGCACAATGCAGGTGATTGTTAGATTGGCTTTTGGTGCAATGTTGTATTGGTTATTGCTAGGTTCTAGCATTGGCGAATCCCAGTTAATAATTACTGAGTTAGCAATGGGTGAGGCAGGTGGGTAAGAAAACACCTGCCAAACCCCAGCGTTCTCTAACGCTGTCGCAAGGGTTGACCGTAGTGTCGTAACGGCGACAGTCATTGTCAGCCAACCAAGCTGTTAGGACTTAAATATGGTGCTAACAAACCTCTTACTTTTGCGATCAGACTGGCAGACATACGCCAAGGGCTAGGTTGAAAATCAGGGGTAATGCTTGTTGAGTTACTGGCTTGGCGTGATTGCCAAATATCTACAGCAACCATGAGTGACGCTTCTCTTACTGCTGGTGTTGTTGCATAAGTTATGTAATTCTCGGCAGCTACAGTTCCATAAGGATTAACTGGGTGCTGTGGTTGAACTGATGTGTGGTTTGTGCTTACTGTGATTGTGTTGCCACTAACTGCTGTAATAGTTTTTGTGCCATTGAAACGGCTGCCGTTATTAGAAATAGTTACGGATTGACCAACATAAAATATGTTTGTTATATCTTCATTAAAATATAAAGTACCTGCGCCAACAATGCTGCTATGAGCATAGTTGTATTTTTCATTTTTCCATAAATAAGAACTTACAATGTCCTCAGCGGATTGGCATACTTCCTCAACAACAGTATCGCTATAAAGTGAACCAATACCCAAGGCTGAGCGTAGTTCTGCGACTGTTACATAAGTTGCTGCCATGATTCCCTTTCTGAGAGTAAGGGGGCAAAGGCTTCCAATGCCCCCTCACATTTAACTAATCTATTACTAGATTAAGCCTTCTTAAATGTACGGATACCGCCAGCCTTCTTAAGGGCGATTGCATAGTATCCATAAATTGCAACCTGTAGTTGTCCGTTAGCCAAAGCCTGAACTTGTAAGGTTGTTGTTGGTGACTCGTAAAATGTTACTGAGTTTGGCTCAACAATAAACATTGAATCATCATCATATGTAGTTGTTGAGAAATTGCTTGATACATAAAGGTCAAGTCCCAATACATTTCCACGAATTGATTGAGGTGAAACTGCGCCACCTGCGTTTTGTGGTTGTGAAGCAATGTAAATTGGTCGCTTGCTTGTGTCAGCAAAGCCCATGATCGCTGCCCATGCTTCAGGTGAAGCTACTAGGTTACGAGCAAAAGAACCTGTTGACTTGTATGCAGCAGCAGTTGACTCAGCCACATAAGATTGTAGTCCTTCTTGTGTTGCTGCTACAGCTGTTGCGTCTGTTCCACCTGAGAAAGCAGAAAGAACTGCTGTATCTGTGTACTTAGCATAAGCTTTATTTAACTCAGAAATTAACTCTGAGTAGAAAACGGGCGAGCTGCGGTCAATGAGCTCCCAGCTAATGGTTTGAATTGAAGCTGCTTTCTTGACATCAACAGTCAAGTAGTTTGCTGTCATTTCGTCGCCACCAAGTGCGCCTGCTTCTGCTTCTAGTGTTACAGAAGGTGCTTGTGTCATTTTTGGAATTGTAAATGACATGCCTGATGAAGGTAGAACGCCACGAGAAATAGCGTCTACTGCTGGACGATCTGCGATTGTTGAAGTAATGAACTCTTGCAAGTGTTGTGGCAATGTTAAGCCAGTTACAGTTGAAGTGCTTGTTGCAGCTTTGATTGTGTGCTTTGCGTCATCATCACCCATTGCAGCCTTTACGCTTAACTCTAGGTATTCCGCTGAGTTAGCGATTGGTGCAACACGAGGTGTTGAATAGACAGCAGCAGTTACAGTTGGACGAGAAGCTTCAACCGCTGGGGTTTCTACTACCTCGGTCGCAACAGTTTCAGGTGTTGTGTTTTCCACAATTTCCTCTGTTTCTGTTTTGGTTTCGGTTGAAACTGCGTCTGAGTTTTCAGAAGCAGCAACGCTTGTTACTTCAGCAGACTTAAAAGCTGCTGCTTGTACGAGCGAAACTTCCATTAAACGGGCTGCGCTTACATGATAAACCCCGTTTTTATTTTTTCCTTTAATAACTTCAACACCAACTGAAAGACCGCTGCGTAGATTTTCGCTTGCCTCAATTAGGCTGTCTGTTCCTCTTGTGGTGTTGGAGACCTTAAACTCTGCGTAAATGCCTGAGTTATCCTCAGAAACATTTTTCATACGACCAATAGGTTGCTTTGGGTCGTGTTCTAATAATAGTTTTACTTGTTTTGGGTCATCAATAGCAATAGACCCTGCTTCAAAGATTACTTTGCCAGCTGAGGTGTTTCCGATTTCGTCACCAAATGGGACGATTTTGCCAGCAATAATGCGGCGAGATTCTGACGCTTCTAAGTCAGCAGAAAAGTTAATTATTTCCATTAGGTGTTAATTCTTCCATTTCTCTAGCTTGTTCAACTGTAATCAGTTCTAGTTGTAACATCTTTTCAATTACTGCCAAGCGTTCCATTGGGTCAGTCCGTAAAAATCCTGAATCAATATCAAAACGCACTTCTTGTGTTTGTGGGGTTAAATCGTCCATGCTAAATCTTTTTTCGCAAGCGTGGATATATGGGGCTAAAGTAAAACTGACGAGCTGACGGCGGTTATCCAATATGTTTTGATAAACCATACTGTTGTTCATGTCAGCGTTTAGATAAAAAGCGTCTATGTTAAATAATCTCGCAATTTGGGCTGACATATTTTGAATTGCGTCGTTGTAAGCCATGTCTTTAGGTGAAAATGCAACTGGTTGATATTCCAAAGTTGAAGTTAAATAAGCAGTTGATCTTTCAGCACGAGAACGACGCCATGCCGCTAATAAACCAGCAACTTCTTTTTCAGGAAGGTCAGCCCCGTTATTTTTCAACACGCCAGTCGGAATTGGCGAACTGGCTGAAACAGCTGCTGCTTTTTCTAGGTCAATAGCTGATTGCAGGATTCTTGCACCTGAAGTAAGAATTGGGTCTTTACCAATTTGAATTGTAATAAGTGAACCAATACCTGACATTGGTCGTTCTTTGCCGTCAACAAAGTATTGTTCTACAAATGTATTATCTTTATTTAATTTAACTGTAACTCTTGAATTAGCAACAAAGTCAAATCTTGCTGGGCGATTATCGTCCTGATAAACCTCTGTTACTTCTAAATAACTGACCGAGAAAAACAGAAGGCTGTCAATAATCCAAGCGAGGGTCACATTGTTAGGACTTGCTTTTGTTAATTGATTTATCCAAGGTAAGTTTGGAAGTTCCTCACCAGTTGCCTTTGAATAAGTTTTCAGGTTCATACCTGAGATAATTCCGCAAATAATGTTTCTAGCAGCTTGAACGCTGGGTACTGTGATCGCTTCTGCACGATCTACTACATAAGCACTAAATGGCGTGTAGTAACTAAAAGGGTCTGAAAGCACCGCTGGTGCTTCTTGTGCTGTAATTGTTTTTTTGGCTGTTAAATTAGCCCATAATCCCATGTGAGAATTATATCACAAAGACTAGACATAAATCTGAGGAACTGATATAGGTTTTGACAACATATGGACACACATTGCAGTTGCAATGGCAGCTGTAACATCACCAGCAGATTTTCTGCGAACTATTCGCCAACCTGCGTCATTTGTTTTCATTGCGCAGTTATTCATTGAGTTAACCCACTCGGGTTGACCTTGGTGAACCAAACGGAGGTTGCTGAGGGCATCAGCTAGTTCACCACAGGCTTGGTAGAAGGATTGTCCCGAGATATCTACCAACTTATGCCCTGATTGAGTAAGTCTTTGAGCAATACTAGCAGTAGCGTATTTGTCATATCCGATATTGATAGGTCGGTATTTCATAGCCCACTCGTTAATTTGACTTGCCATTTTAATTTCATCAATGGCTACCTCACTTGTGTAAGTCTCGATGACTCCAACGCCAATTTTGCCTTCAGGGGTTATTTGTGCGCCGACTAAAGCACCTGATCGCTTGCTTGGGCTAACATCAAAGGCTAAGACTGTTTGAGTGCCAATAGGTAACAAAAGGTCACTTTTTGAACATGCCTCTATTGCGCCAAATGTCCAAGGACTGACTTGGCTATCTATCCACATGCAAAGAGTTTCAGTTAATGTAGCTTCTATTGAGTTAGTTGCAATGGATTCCTCAATGGCTGCTTCGGTTACTGTGTAACCTAACGCTGGGTTAGCCATAGCCCAATACTTGCGATTGTAAATGTCTTGCCTTGCTTCCATTGGTGCGCTATATTCGTAATACCCAAATGTTTTGCTTGGGGTTTCCTTGGCTCTAGCGACCAAATCATTGAGGACTGTGCTGAAAGCGTCACCAGCGTTGCTGGTTATTAAAGTCTGACTATTTGGTCTCGCTCTTGTTGTTGGGACAGCTGCTTTGAAGGCTTCCTCTGATATTTCTCTTGCCTCATCAATGTAAAGAAAATCGGCGGTCTTTCCACGACTTCCGTCTCTTGTCGCTGCAACAATTTCGTATCTTGCACCATTGAGCAAAGTGATTGATTCTTGACCATTGGCATATCGAATACGCTTTACCTGCGCCATGAGGAAAGGATTGTCCTCAATAGTGATTGCTACTTGCCTAAATGTATCTAATGCCATATTTCGGTTAGATGACATTGCCAAAATGTTTTTTTCCTCAAATAAGAACAGACCAGCCAAAATACGCATACGGGCTAGATGAGTCTTACCCTGTTGCCTGCTAACTAGACAGATCGAGCTTTTGCGGACAAACATATCGTCCTTGTCTACGGTCAACATATCTTTAAGCACAAAATGTTGCCAAGGTAACAATGGCATACCAATTTTCTCTGCCAAATCCGCTACTTGATCAATTTTTGAGCGTCCTTTTAGCAATGGTGAGTGAATACGAGGCTTTGTAGCCCCTAATAGCGGTTTTTTCTTTGCCCCTCGTACCTTTTGACTACCCAAGGTCTCAACGGGGCTTATATCGGCGCTCATTGGCTGGAAAAGGGTGACAAAGGTTGACTGACGGTCGTCTCAGGGAGAGAGGACTCTGAAAAGACAGGGGGGGTAGACGCTCTACCTAAAAAAACGCCTAGTTGTTTATTACCCTTACGCACATTGCATTTAGCACAGATAGCTGCGAGGTTTTCCATATCCCACATATCACCCATCTTGGTGCGTGGTATCACATGGTCTACCTGTGTTGCTTCGCCTTGACATATGTAACACACCCTGCCATCACGAGCTAAGACCTTAAGCCTTATGTCTTTCCACTTCTTACTGCCTAATGCTTTGCTACTCAATGCCAACCCTTAGTCTTTAGATGATGTAATGCTTTACATGCGTTAGGTACGCCTTTAGTAGTAACACCATATTTGTGCTTTATGTATTTAACTCCAAGTGTAACTTGTTCTAATGGATTCTTATCTAACATGATCTTGTTCTTTAGCTGTGGTATGCCATATACCTGCTTAGTACCATTGAGGTTACCTACTGCGTCATGACGCCAATTACTTTCCTTGGTATAGAGCGTCAAGATACATGCGTACTGCTTATCATCATTTAATAAGGCTTTTGCATATTGTTTAGGTGTAACTGTAACAATGGGTTTTGTAGTTATAGCTTGTGCTGTATCAACCTCTAAGGCGGTTGTCTCTAATGCAATTAGACATACGAGTATCCCAAACGCTATAGCCCACGAACTCGCAAGCTCACCCCTACGGGGCTTGCGTTCGGGCTTTAATAGCCCGCCGAAGGCTAGTAGCGTACCATGCCAGTCAAATCCATTTACAAAACCGCAGGTCAGACGGCGTGTCGAATCCTTTACTTTACATAATGTAGAACGCTTACCCATAGCCTTCACTCCAATCTAATTCACAGTCATTACAGCTGTGAAAGTAGTCTTTGTTATATTGCGTGGTTGTTGTGTTATACCCTAGGCACTCGGGGCATTGATCTTTGCGCATATTGAGCAGCTCAAACCTTCCATTTTCCAAGCCCCACATTTAGTGCAACGGACTGGTTCAGTCATGTAATACCCTCATCAATTCACCTAATGGCATTAGTGCTACATAGTCCTCAGCGTTCTCGCCTTGTCCGTTCATGCGTAACACCACAATGCCTAACTTGTCTGACTCTCTTAATTTTAACTGTCTAATGGCTGAAAGTGGGTCAAATCCTGTGCGTGCCTTCACCTCAATATCAAATGGAATACCTATTACATCTGAGCCTGTGCGCCCTGCCCCTGCTGATTCTGCGTATGGATACCAACGCTTTAGATAGTCAGCTACTACCTTCTGAGTTCTATAACCTCTGTGTTTTCTGTGTTGACTCATCTGTTATCAGTCTTGTAAAAGCCACCTGTTTTGAATATGGTGGGTATTGAACCCCAAACCCGACTCATTGCCCTAGTACAACAAATCGGGTTAAGGATTTCCTCGTTGAGCGAAGCGTAGACCTCTCTACTAGACCCACACTCCTCACACTTAAACTCGTAGTTAGGCATTATTCCAACCGTAGTCAATATGGTTAATGCAACCACAACCAACGCATTTAACTAGCTCGCCTTCATGAACCATGCGTGGGTCGTTACATAATTCACAACAGTCTTTAAGGTTAACAACATCAACAATAATCTCATTGTTCTCAATCGTAACCTTAGTACCGTCAGGTTTAATAAACTCTACATATCCCATTTATTTGTCCTGTTCGCCAAATGACCATTTGCCATTAGCTGTAAGTCTGCCCCACACAGCTGGGCATTGATTAGCTTTGGCTTTTTCAGTACAGACAAACCCGTAATATGGCTTACCTGCTTGGCTTGTTCCCTCTTTGCGTAACATTGCACCATGTTTGCAGTCATAGGTTGTATCGACCACAGTAGCCCCTAATGCAGCAGCCACATCATTAACTTCCCACTTGATTGGCTCGTCTTTAGCTTCAGGTGCAGTCCAAGGGTTGTCTTTAATATCTTGGCGTAATGCCATTTCAATAGCAGCAGACTTTGAACCAGCCTTACCGTACATAGGTTTTATCTGTTCCATTTCAGCCCTGTTTGCTCTAGGCGCTTTACTTCCATCTTTCATGGTTGAGTATTTAGGGTCACCAGTATTAGTGATGGCTCTTGCATAGGCACTTGTCTCTGCCTTTTCTATTGCAAACTGGGTCGCAAGTGATTCACCTGCTAATCCTGTAACCCAAGGGTCTTTGTCAGCCCAAGTTCTAAACAAGTTAACCTCAACAAATACAAAGCCATCTGAGACTTCATAAAATGACTTCATGCGAAAGTCAGGGTTATCTTTTGCAAACAGCTCTATGCGTTCCTCAGCTGTCATGTACTTATCTAAATCAAAATATGCCATAGTCTAGTTCGTCCAATCCTTGTGCGTATGCTTGTTGTTGTTCAAGTGTCCAAGTAGTCCCATCAAACCAAGTCTCGCACTCGTTCCTGCATGACTGGCAATAATTTGTGTACTTGCGTGTCGCCTTTCGGCTTTGGCTAATCGTCGTGAAAATTGCCATGATCTGACCTTTGAGGCTATTAACCCCATACCTTTGCTTGCAGTAGTCACAGTAATTCTTACTCCGATTCAGTATTATCATGTAGTTCAGCCATTATTTTGCGGTAGACACATGCGTAACCGATAATGTCTTTGAGACTATCGTCGTGGTGTGGGGTTTCTGAGAGTCGTGAGACTTTGACGAGCAACATGCACATTGCCGCTTGCTCAGGACTAATGTAAGTGTCCAAGTAACCTGACCAAAGTTCTGAGATTCGTCTGTGGTTTGTAGCTGCTGAACCATAGTCTGCGCCTCTTGCACTAACGATTCCTGCAATTTCGTCAAGCCACTCATTAGTTTTTTTCATAGTCAAATACCTCATCTTGTGCAGTTCGTTTGACTGCCTTGGCTGAAGCATAGCCATTGACCCAACCTCGTTGCTTACCTACTGCAAATCCTGTATTCCAACCAGCCCAGTATGCAAAATAAACTGCACCCAAAGCCAGTACAAAAATACTTACAGCTGTATAAGTTGTCATGATTTCCTTTTCTGTCCCAAATCCGTTATTTGGGTACGACAGAAGTATGATCTTATGTTCATGGTATTGGTAGGAACTGACATGCGTGTCCTGATAACGCTTTTGTTACAAAACCCCTATTGCGTCAAAATCGTCAATATGGTCATCAATGGTTCGGTTAGGCTCTTTTCCCATATACCTTACCTTCAAATATAAAGCTGCCATCATGGTTAATTGGAATTGTGACCACGCTCACATTTTTATTATCTACATAAGCTACAGCAAAACCAGTCTGCCAGTTAGCGTAGCCCTTTGTGTAAGCCATGCCAGCACTAGATAGGTCAACTAGGTTGCCTACCTCAACACCCTGTAAAACACGCCCTAAACGCCCATTGTGGGCTTCTGAGACTGCCATGTGACCTAGTCTGTGGGTGTGACCACAAACTACGCTTTTACCTAGCCTTCTAGCCCCATTTAGGGCAGTCTGCCCAGCATTTGTAGACATAGGGAAAGCGTCGCCATGAACGACTGTCCAACCTTTTGCCCAGTCAAATCCGTATGGGTGAAACTTAATGTTGAGCTTGTCATATCCCATAAAACGCTCATATTTGAGTTCGGGTAAGTTAAGGAAACTTGGTAGTCGCTTTTTGATTGATCGGTAGAGTCTGATTCCATGATTGCTTCCTACTACATCTGTAACGCCTAAATACTGCAATACCTCTTGGGTAAATAATCTGTCCTCATCTAGGTTGCCTACCATTTCGTCAATGGTATTGGCGTTGAAACTTCCAAGTTGGGGCATATCTATTTCGTCACCAACACAGATAGTTTGATGAGGCTTCCACTTAGACAGAAACCTGCCTACATTTTTGACTGCTACTTCGTTAATAAATGGTGCTTGTAAATCACTTATGAACGCAATGCGCTTAATAGGTTAGTCCTCGTCCTCGTCGTCGTCGTAGAACGGGGTGATGTCAGTCTCTGTGGTTTGTGGGATCAACCAGTCAGGAAAACTGCTTTTGTTATCCATAAGCCCTAGTGCTACTTCAACGCTAAAACCTGCTCGCCTCAATGATTGATACCACTCATGTAAGGCTATGGCGTGCATGTCAAGTGCTGTAGTCTCTTTACGAGCTACAGACTTTCTGCGTGCAGGTTTCTTTTTGGCTGCCATGTTTTAATTATCCCTCGATAGTATGACAAATAGGTCATCAACACGCTTTTCTAGGCGTGTAATTTGATCTTTAATACTTGAACCACTATTGGGTCTAAGTTCATTTAACCAGCCTTTGATTAGGAACTTAAGCCCTATAAAAAAGCCAGTAAATACAGTTGTTATTGCGGCACAGATAGCGGCAATGTCTACCGCTTGCATTACTCTTTAGGTGCGCCGATACCAAACTGAGTATCGTCAGGGTTTAATGCACGCAGAATAGGTGCGATAAAAGCAACAGCAAATGCTTTCCAAATTTCGCTTGGACTTGCGTCAGGTGCTGTTACATAAATTGTTGCTAGACAGACAAATGCGCTTCTTGCATAGCTGTTAACCATTGCCCAATGTTTTGCTTTCATATCTTGCCCCCTAATAGTGGTATGTCAAAGAAACTGCTGTCATTATCGGAAGCCTTGGTGAAACTTATATGTATGTGGTGCATGTGTTTATTTATTCCAGAATATTTGCGCCAGCGCCACCCTAGGATTGGACTGGCAATTTTACCCAAATGGATTACATAAGCGATACGCTTTGAACTTTTCCCATATTGTCTAATCTGATCTGCCAAGTCTGCTGAAATCCCTTTTTGTTCGCATAACCTAGCGTCAATGTCCAAAGCTCGTACACAGCCTGTGGCTGGGTCGGGATTGTGATCTGACTTTCTAGCTGCATGTCGTACATCACCAAGCCACCCGTCAGATGAACGCAAGCGTGAGATGAAAGAATCGTCAACCTGCTCTCTGAATTGTGCTGCTGATTTAGATAGCCAAGGCTTCAACCCAGTTACCTAACTCCTCGTTCCAGTCATAAAGTTTTCCGTCTGTTGGATATTCTATTGGCGCATGCCAAAATGAACCTGATCTAATCCATGAAGGATAAGGTTGAGGTTCAATAAAAATATCCTCATCAGCATTGTAGTCATAACCAATGCCTGCAAATGTTCCTCTGATATTTCCGTTGTAACTTGTTTTAATCCAAGTGCCACCAAAAGTATCTAACATAAATTGGTAACCTTCGTCACCAGCAGGGTCATTATTGTCACCAACTAATACACGAACAACTTTATTGTTAGAATCTATTTGTGCCCAATGCGACATTGTTACACCGCCGATTTCAAATAACGAACAATAATAATTCCTGAACCGCCAGCGTTACCAGTTGTTAAACGAATTGGACCACCAGCGCCACCGCCAGTATTTGCCACACCTGAAGTGCCTTGTCCAGCGCCCGAACCACCGCCAGTCCCACCACCGCCAGTCCCACCAGTTACGGGTGATTGACTGCCATTATATGAACCACCTGAACCACCGCCAGCATAATAACCGCTATCACCAGTTGAAGTAGCACTTGCCCATGATGAATAAGAGTTTGTACCAATTCCACCTGCTGCACCGCCGTCATTTACTGTACTAGAACCAGCTGCGCCTTTACCGCCACCACCTGCTGCACCGCCTGTACCTGAACCACCACCAGCATTACCTTGTCCTGAAGTTGCTGCACCACCTGATTGGGTGTAAGCACCGCCACCACCTGAACCACCGCTACTAGGTGCAGACTGAATTGTGTCGCCACCTTTACCACCGCCGACAGCAGCAGTTAAAGAACCAAATTGTGAATTATCGCCATTTGTACCTATTGAACCACCAGCACCTATTGTGCAAGTGTATGTTGCAGGACTCAATGTTTCTGAAGTAAATGCTAATAATCCACCAGCGCCACCGCCACCATTAGCCCAGTTACCATTGCTGTAAGAACCACCACCACCAGCAACAACTAAAATATCTGTAGAAATACTCAAATTAGAAACAACTAAATTACTTGTTGAAGTAAATGTTCTGTAATAATAAGTGCTATCAGAGGTTAAAGTCCCACCTGTTAAAACTGGTTTTGGTGGGACTGGCTTTCCTAAGATTCCAGCAGATATATTGCCAATCATTAGTCTATTGCACCAACGATTGTCCAAGCGTTAGCACCAGTACGAATTGCAACTGCTGATTTATATTGTGCCAAGGTTGGTGCTGCTGCAACTGCACCTGCTGAAGTAATGGTTACACCTGAACCAGCAGCAAAGGTTAATAACCCTGCGCCTGTGTTAAGGAAAGTAATAGCTGAACCAACTGCTGCAGCTGTAAGAGTTGAGTCAGGTGCAATGGTTACAGTCTTAGTAGACGCATTAGTTGTTTGTACTAAAGCCTGATAAAGGTCTGTATTGGCTACTGTGTAAGTAGACCCTGATTGTGCGTTAATGGTGAAAGTAACCAAGCCATTAAACATAGCTGCGGAAAGAACATCACCTGTTGAAGCTGGAAAACCTGTTGCCATTATATTACTCCTTAGTCTCTAATTATACTCTAATAGCTCAATATGTCGTCACCAAGCACGCCATATGTACTGTTGCCAATAATGTAGCCGTCGGTAATCGGCTCTAGTGTGGTAAAAGTACCCAACCAGCGGTTAGGGGTTATATCCCAAGCAACACCCTGCACTTGCAGGTTCTTGGTAATGGTTGACCCGTCAGGCTGAACATTGGATATATCAACATTTGTAAAATAATCCATACCTAAAATTGTGCCAGTAGGTACAGCAGTATCTAATAAATCTATTGTCATTTGGTCAATTCTTATTGTGGTTGTTGATCTTGTCCCAACATAGATAGCAGCAATGTTGGCTGCTTCGGCGTCTGTATCAACTACTAGGTCTGAGTAGGTAATACTGTGTGGGAAATATGTAGCAATAGAATCTAAGTCAATATGAGTCTGTGTTGTGCCACCAATACGGGTCACATTGGCTTGGTTAACAATTAACTTGTCATCAAATGCAAAGACTAGGTTTTTGTAAGGTATGCCACCTGTTTGATTAAACTGGATTGGTGTGCCACCAGCTGAACTGATTGTGTTGGTTCGGTTCTTAAATACTGCGTTGCCTTCAGGGTTGATAAAGAAAGCACCCTGCTCTGATACTTCTACATTTTGAATTGCAGCCAATGAGGTTCTTGAAGTCGCTGGGTCTGCCTGAGTTAATGAGTTACCAGTATCTATTGAACGCATACTGTTTGGAAAATCTACTGTGTCTAAGATCTTTTTTAAGCGTGTGCCTGTGTCTTGTCCTGCTGCTTGTCCTGTGATCGCCGTCACAGCCGCTAAGTTAAACAAACGGAAAGCGTCTGAAGCGTTAATGTCTACATAACCTACATTTTCTGCTTGGTCATAGCTGTAGACATAATCTGTTGTGTATCCGCTAAATAGGTAGTGAGTAACTCCAGCATATACAGCTGAGATACGAATTTTTCTAAGAGGAGTTAATTGTCCGTAATAAGGTGAACTTGTGTTTTGCGGATTAAAATCGCCATTTCGGTCATAAACCCTAACAGTTGCGTTTCCAGCCTCATAAGTGTCTCGGGTAATGTTTCTACCCCGTCTAATGTTAATCTGCCTTGTAATGTCCGTTAAATCAACAACTAGGGCGGGTGTAGTGATGTCTGAAAGAATACCTACGCCAAGCACGCCGTTGACTGGGTCTCCAATAGTAAAAGGGTTGCCAAAAGTCGCACCTGAACTAAAGTTAAGGCTTACATTGATTTGAGCAGGTAATGACACTAGTCGCCTCGGGTAGCTCTATTGGACATAGTAAATGAACCTGAGGCTGATGAATCTAGCAATTGCATACGGATTGTGTCAGCCAAATCTTTATTGCTGACAACATTACCCGCCACATTGACCTCTACTTTTGTTGAGCGCTCGCCTGCTCTGTAAGTTGCGTATCCAGCCAATGAAGTTTGAGGGTTGGCTATCGCTACAGGCTTAGGAAGCGGTGTTGTGTTAATTCCTGTGCTGGAAGTAGGCGCAGAAACAGTTGGGGCTACTGTGGTTGAACCAGTTGAAGGATTAGTTACAGCTGCTGATGATTGGGCTGCTTTTAGCTTGTTAATTTCGTTAATAGCGTCTTGAATCCATTTTGGATAATCTGCAAACGGATTTAGGGCTGGTGGCAGGCTGGCAATAGCGTTGGCTAAGCCCGTTGTCTGAATTTGTGAATATGCTAATTGATTGCTTAGGCGATCTGCTTCTTTAGCATTACCGACAATAAGGGCAAACTGTAATTGCAGTCTAAGTTTCTCGTCCTCTGTTAATTTATTCTGTAATGCAGCAATGATTGAGATTTGTTCTTGATCAAACATTGTGCCTGCTTTTTTCAATGTTGCTTGTTTCTTTTGCTCAGCAGTCAAAGCCTTGGTTGCCTTTAGTTGATCTGCCGCTAATCTGTTGGCTTTTTGATCTAACTTCTGTTGTGCAGCTCTTTCCTTGCCACCTTGATCACCACCACGCCCAACTTGAACCAATGGCTTTTTGCCAGTTAAATCGTCCCAAAATTGACGCCAAGCGTCTTTGGTAAATAACTCTGTCCAACCTGAAGCAAACTTGGCTAAGTAACCTGTGGCTGTGCCTAATGCTGTGCCTAATTTGGCAATGTTCTGTGCTGTTTGATCAATGTTGCCATTGCCGTCTGATAGACCTTCAACTAATCCCTTACCAATGTTTTCTTTAAGTTGATCAATAGCAATGTTTAATTTGTCTATTTGACCTGTATAACCACTAGCAGCTGAAGCAGCCTGACCAGCAAATAAGGTGTTTAAGGCTTTTTGAATATCAATAAAGCTGTTGGCTTCAAGTTGAGCCTTAGTTAAACCTAACTGCATTTTGCCTAAAGCAGTCTTGTTACCACTATAAGCGTTGCTCAATGCCTTGGTTACGCTTTGTAAGTCATAGCCCGTTCCTGCGCTTATGTCTAATGCTGTGCTTAGTAAGTTTTGAGATTTAGTTACATCTCGGGTTGTTAATAAGAATTGTTGAAATGCTGGGTTAAGTGTTTCATCTACAACACCCGTGGCAAGGCTTAGTTTGTCAATGTATTTATTAACATCATCTTTACGATAAGCAAGGTTAAGGTTATCCAAAGTACCATACAGGGCTTTGGCTGATTTTTCAGATTGATAAAATGCTTGAACTGATGATTTACCAAAATTAAGAATACCGCCGCCAAGGGCTAAAGCTGCAACCTGCTTGCCAAGGCGCTTGACGCTTTTCTCTGCTTTAGCAAACGCTACTTTACCTACATACTCAGCACCAATTTTAATGGATAAATCAGTTTTTGCCATTACGCTGCACTCTTTCCTGAATCAAACTTAATTTTTGCGTTCTCTAATGCTTTAATAATTTTAGGCGTTACTTGACCGTAGGTTTCTGCCCATGCTCTAAAAATAACTCTACCGTTCATCATGCGGCTTAAACGACCTGACTGATTAGCCTTGCGTGGTACTTTGTAAAGATCAGGCATACTGTGTACAAATTGATAACCAGCAAACGGATTGTTTGAGTTATAGCTCTTTTTACCTCGTCTATTACCTTCCATAGCAAAGGTTGTGCCATATTCTTTAAGGTAAGTTGACATTACTGGACGGCGACCGTCAGGGTTCTTGCGTCCAGCAGTTTCATAGATAGCACCGCCAGCCTCTGAGTTGAAGACCTGTGCAAAATAAATAAAGCCTTTTTTGTTTGGCTTGCTTGGTGTAGTTGTATATCCAACACCTCTACGGGCTTTTAATCCGTTATAGCGTGGGAAAGGTCTGTAGTTAATAGTTTCTGAACTAGACACTTCCTTGCCCCAATTAGACAAAGGGGCTTGGGAAGGTAAGTAACTACGAGCTTGACGAACAACTGGCTTTAGATAACTAGCCATTTCTTGATTGACTTCTTTAGCTAAATCTTTGTCATACTTTTTGAGCGCAATAATAAGACGCTTACCGCCTGTTACCTCTACTACGCTGCTCAAATTCTTTAGCCCTATCTTTCATATATGCCAAAGTTGCTAACAACATTGACCTATCCATGTTAATAAATTCGCTATGAGGTATGCCCGTTTCAACTGCTAAAGAAGCAATTAAATAAGTTGTGTCATACCTCGTCACCCATTTGGGATATCAGAATCCACAACTTCGACTGAACGAATTGTTTCTAAAAACTCAATACCAAATGGTTTGACTGTTTCGCCTGATTTCCGTAAGCACTCCCAAGACAACCAATAGAGGTCGCTTTTTTTATCTTCATCTCGGAAGCGCTTATGGAAACCAGCTTTAAAATGTTGCTCAAACGCATACTCAATCGCTGGTGTGATATCGTGGGTAGATTCCTCACCTGAAGCCTTGGTGATTTTTAACGCTTGCATTTTACTCCTTAGAAAGTACCTGTAGTTGCTACAGTAATTGTACCGCTAATGTTCCAAGTTACATCTTGTACGCCTAGATCGCCAACTGCGCCGTTAATATCGGTTGTGTTGTTGACCAGCGCTGTAAATGTGTAAAGTGGGTTTGTTGCGGATACTGCTGAGTCTTTGTCTTGCAATAGTACGCAAGTAACATTTGTTCCCCATGCAGCTTGTAGTGTTGCTAATGTCTTTGATGAAGCTGTGTCATTTAGGAAGCTAATAGAAACGCTTGAAGCCTCTAAACCCTTAACATATTTTTGCCCTGAGTCCCCCATGGCTGTTACGGTTAGTTCCTCAAATGAACGGTTAAGTGTGATCGCTGTCACATGATCTGAAAGGTCAACGGAATTAACCTTTACGCCGACCTTGTTATTTAGAAATACAGCCATTTGGTTATTCCTCGTCTTTCTTTACGATTTTTGGCTTTTCGGTTGATGGTGCTACTTGCCCGACTTTTTCAAGCCAAGCCTTGTCCTCGGAAGGAACATCTATAATTTGTGACATGTTTAACTCCAGCTCGTGATTGCGCTTACATTGATTGTGGCAGTTAGCATTTCTTGTGCTTCAGCTAATACCGCAGGTGCTGAAACGCTTGACACATTTAGCTTCAATGTTGAAGCGGCTAACTTTG